CAAAATGGACAAGGCAGCCATTTCCATCACCTGTACAGCCTCGAACATGGCGACAGGATCCTTGACTGAATACAGCTTACATAGCCATTCCAGACTCGGGTAGTTTAAACCTGTTAATCCAGCCATACTCGTGTGCCATTGCGTTGACATACGCAAAAACATCATCACTGGTTCCCAGTTCTCCTCCCATATTTCACAGTGTTCTTCAACCGCTTCGAGCCTAGCTGCAGCAATTTGTTCAGGCGTCGCTCCTAACGCCAACAAATCGGTTTCACGTTCATCAACGACGCCACCTTTCGCCCAGTACTCAGCGGCGCTTTTTAGTTTTTTGCGGGTGCTCCCGTCACGCTATCAGCGTAGGCCTGTATCAAAGCCTTGATGGCATAAGGATCATCGCAAAGCTCTTTTTTAGTTTTTTGCGTGAAAGGGATTTCTTTCCCGTCTTCATCCTTAATGCCATCCCAGCCTTCAAGGATCCCATCAATCAAGGCGTCATCACCTTTCTCAATGAGATCATTGAAGGCAGAACGACTCATCTTCTTAAAGATTGCATCGAACGTTTGTTTTTCAAATTTGCCGCCATCAATAGGTGTTTCTACCGTGACAGGCCATTTGTACGATGCAATCTTTTTGAGGACGAAAGCCATAAGAAGGATCAGGTGAAAACAAGTGACATCTCGTTGTTGCCCGCCGTGGTAGGCAGAGCCAAGTACGGCATGGATAGCGCGATGACGCCGTTGGTATCAGCGTAGCTGCAACCAGTGATGTCTGTCTGCGCTGCATTCAACGTAACGATGTTGCCAGCGGTAGCGCCCAGTACAAGGCTGGTGGAGCCAGTTGCAGAAGCAACGGCCTTGGCAAAAAAGTCAGTGGTGCCAACAGCAGGAGCCTCGATCACAGCCGTACCACCAGGAGCACGGTTGGTGATCAGAACCTCTTTGTTAGAAGCGGTTTCCTTGTACAGCAGTTCATTGTTCAACGCCATGTCGAACGACTCAATGCGGGAGCTAGTTACACCGTGGAAGGTGGCAGTGGTCACGTTGGTATCGTTGACCTCGATGGCAGCAGCCTGATTGGCAACAGTGAAGGAGCCAGATAGGGCGGTGTCGTCAGGGGCGTTGTAGATGCCGATGAACTGGAAGCTGGCAACAGCAAACTGACCAGCAGTCAGGTTGAAGCTGACAGTGCCGCGTGCGCCAGTGATCTTGTGGCGGGTGCCGTCGTAGAAGCAATAAATCGTGGCAGAGCTAAAGCTGCTGCTCACCGGGGCATAGGTAACCGAGGTAGAAGAAGCAATCGTCTCGCTCAGGCCGCAGGATTTCAGCAGTGGACCAAAAGCAGGTGCGGTGCCAGCAGTGCCAGAACCGGCTAGCTCAATATCAAAGGTCACGCTAACGCGCTTGTTAGCGACCAAAGTGCCACGAGTGCTGTTACCAAGAAAGCCTTGATAAGAAGCAGCTTGAACGTTGTCCGATTCAATCGGAGTTACTTCAAGGTTGGTTACTTGAACCGCGTCAGAACCACCAACGGGGCTGGGGTCAGTCCCATAGGTTGACTCAATCTTCGCGATCAGAAACTTCTTCCGAGTCAGTGCCATCGTTGGTAGGAGCGGCGGGTTCTGTGATCAGTGTAAGTTTCCCAGACTTGGGGTCAAACAAGTAGCTGCCGCCCACTCCGGGATTGGGAACTTCCTTTTCAATCTTAGCCATGATGTCAGGCGCTAGTTAATGAGGTTCTACTCGTGCGATAACGCACAAGGAAGTCTTGACTAATAATACCCAAAGGCACATCAGCTTCATACAGGCTGAAGTCAGTTCGATCAGGTGTCAAGTCAAGCGCGTAACCATTGACCGTTTGATCTGCCATTAACTTGGCGTGAACCTGTTGTGTATAAGTATCTGAATCGTCGTCAGGTATTGCAGCACGTACCAACGTTGTTATCCGTACCCGCATTGTCCAATCAAGCTTGTCATAAAAACTGGTGTCAACTGGTTGATCGTTGATCGGTTCAACAATCACGGCGGGAACCTCGCCACGCGCTAAAGGCTCTACACGGCTTCTATAGACTGTTGCGCCCACAATCGAGTCAAGATTGCTTTTGATGCGAGCAAGGATTAGTTCTCGACGGGTGTCAGCCATAATCAGGCGGAAGCAACTTGAACAACAGTGCAGATAATGCCCGGAATGCTTGGATGAGCAAAAGGACTGGTTTCTGCCGCTTCAGCACGAATATACGCCTGTGTATTTGTAGTTGCCCACATCAACTCCAAATAATCATTTTCAACTAATGGCAGCACAAAATTGACGGTGCCAATCACATTGCCGGGAATGCCGCCATGGCTTGCAATAATACTGAATTTGCTGTCGCTAGCAGGCACGTCGCCAGCAGTGCCACTGTTGTTTTTGCGAAACCAAACATTCACGTCATGAATACTGGTATCAGTGTTGCTGAATTGAATTGAAAAGGTCAGGCTGTAAATTCCAGCGTGGTCAACAGTAATACGTGAGTTTGAAATAATACGAACACCTCGACTTCCAGTATCGCGTTGTCTCAAGTAAATCTCAGTTGGCGTATTTGCAGTTGCTGTTTGAGAAGTTTCGTCCCAAAAAGAACCCCAATATCCCGGAGCTGAAAAATATGGCAATCGACTCCAAGTCGAAATCCCATCTCCAATCTTCACATTATTGGTTTGCGTTTCAATTGCCGTTTCGCCCGAAAGCAACACGGGATTCAAAGCTGCCCAATTCGCTCTCGTGTTGACCTTGAAGATGCTGCTCATGACCTCAAAGTCAAACTTTGCTCAATAGTAATTCTGAAAAAAGGCCGTCATCAATTGGTCGGTTCTCTCTGACTGTATAAGAAGCCGAATCAACAGTGATGGCAGTGCCACGAGCGGCAGAGCTGACATCAGAAGTTTTCGCGTAAAGCAAATACTCCCGACTCAATGCCATGCCGCCCGCAAGCACCTCCATAGGCGAATCCAAAATGCCAACGAAACTTGAAGCACCAATGGAACAGGTAACCCCGAACTCATCAGTGTTCAAAAATGCCAGCGTGTCCTGGATTGCCATCAGGATCAGTTGCCGTACTTCTTGCCGTAAACCAGCGAGACGCCGTACACAAACACAGGGCTGGTGCCAGCCTGTGTACCAACAGCACGCACATAACGGCGCACATCGTTGGTGTTGATACTGATCTTCTCAAAAGCAGCAGCAGCGCCAGTGACCTCAGTAAAGGTCTTACCGGTGATGTCAGCCCAAGAAGAGTTATCAGCAGAATCCTGAAGCTTGACGTTCAGGGTAGGAGTGGTGCCGCTGCCAGCTTCGCAATCAAGGATCACGATGGCTTCGCCTTCAGCATCGTTCGAACCTTGCAGGTCGAAACCGGTGCCGGTGGCAGTAGCGGTGCGGGAGTCAGCCGGAAGCAGGCTGGCAATGTAGGTCTTAGACCCGAGATTGTGGATCATTGGTCTTTCTCCGTTTGGAAGCGGGTTTTGTAGAAATGGGTTCAGCTTCTACCTGGATTTCAGGTTCTGCTGTAACAACAACTTCCTGAGTAATGGGAGCAGGAATGGCTTTCTTGATGCCGATCAACAGCAAAGCTGATTGATGATCGGTTTCAACGATGTCACCAACTTCAACCTGCTTGAGGTCAACGATGGTGTTTCGCAGCATCTGAATGCGCATTACCTACCCCCTATTGATCAGGAGATCTTACAGATGGACTCAGGATGACGCACGGCCACGTCATAGTCCTGCATGGCAACCACACGCACGGTGCCAGAAGCGGAACCGGTATAGGGATCAACCATGATGTCCAGACCGCTCCAGAAGCCGATCATGATGTCGCTGAAGTTAGCGAACACCGCAGTGTTGTTCGGCATGGAGTTGGACACATAAGCGCGATAACCGTTGATGGTGTTATCGGCTTCGTAAACGAAGATGCCGTTGGTGCCAGAAGCCTTTTCGGTGGTCTTCAGAGTACCGCGCAGAGCGGAGTTCATCAGATAACCGAGGCTGCCCATCAGAGCATTGTCAGTGCTCAGCGAGGCTTCAGCGTTCACATAATCAGCGAACGTGGTGTAACCCGATTCGGTGTTGATACCGGTCACGTTCAGGAAGCCCAGCGGATAGGAGCCGCTGCCAGTGCCATTGATGGCCTGATTCTCGACTTCAATCGCAATTTGCTGAGCCAGATCGCGACGGACGAGGTTCTCGATGTCAACGCTCGACTGAAGCAGCAAACGACGGCTGTAGTCGGTCAGAGCGCCAATGGTGCGGGGCTGCATGGTCACCTGATCCACGGTGAGCTGCGACTCGGTGATAGCACCGGATTCAGCAACGTGGTAGGTGGTGGCGCCACCCGATTGACGGGGGATAGCAACCATGCCCTGCAGGCCGGTCATCACGTTGGCGCCAGCTTGCTGCAGCACCAGAGCCTTGCGCAGTAGATCGATGAAGCTGTCGCTCATCAAGTCGGTAGCGACCAGATCGCCACCACCGGAGGCGGAGCCAACGGTCAGATCGCGACGGCCATAACCCAGCACGTCAGCAGGGATGATGATGCCACGAGCTTCCTTGCCAGAAGCTTTCTCGGCAGCACGACTCACTTCAAACTCAAAGGCAGCAGCACGTTGTGCTTCCTTGTTGTTCGGGTGAGCAAGAGCGTTGATAGCACGCAAAAAAGAGAAATCGCGACGCTCTTTTTCGGACAGACCGATTTCGGCATCCTTAGGATTCACAGGCTTCTCTTCAACACCCATCTTCTCCAGAAGGGCAGAGCGAAGCTCTTCGAGACTGCGGGAATTCGCGATGAACTCCTGAGCCATTTCAATGTTCTTGGTGCGTTGACCAAGAGCGATCATGTCGGCCATTTCCTTAGCTTTGGCCTGAGCGGCCTCAGCGCGGATAGCCTCAAGATTGAGGGTTTGATCCACGGTTGTAACTCCGATGGTTTGGGTGGGTACGGCTGAGGCCGTTTCCGTACTTTCATTATGAGAGAAAGCACGGCCAATGCCTACCGTTTGATCAGCAGGCACGGTGACCAGACTAATTTCAAACGGTTGGAAACTGGTAGCGCGATAAGTCACAGGTGATGTGGACTCATCGGCTTCCATTGAGTTGATCTTGTAACCAAAGCTGACATTACGGATGATTCCATCCTTGATCAGCTCCTGCATCTCGCGACCTAGATCATTGTTCGCGAGCTTGACACGTGCATAAGCACGCTTGTTTTTGATGTAAGCCTTCTGTACGACACCGACAATTTTGTCCGCATCATGTTGATACAGCAGTGGTGCTCCATCATTTAGGCGACTGAGATCCATGGATTTAGCATCCATGTTCAGCACTTCCATGCCGTAATAACGCTCAACTGGCGCTTCACTAGCGAATGGGAATTCAAGGGTCCGATCTTCGCCTTCAGCGCGAAACTCAGTAGCGAGTGAACGCTTCAGTGTCTCGCCTTCAAAGAAACGCAAGGCTGCAATTTTGCGAAGTTCAGAGAACTTATGGCCAACCATAGTCTCTGTTTCTTCGTAACTGTTTTCGCTATTTTTGCGATACACGCGAATCAACGCAGCAGGATCTTCTTCAGATGCATTAATGCTAAACGAAGAATCAGGAACACCAAGTACACCTTCGCGCATTACATGTTCAATCTTGCCGCGAGCTGTACCACCCGATGAATCCCATTCCACAAAATCACCGACCTTCAATGCATCAGGAGCAGCGCGTTCCTCGGCACGCTCACCAGTTGCTTCTTCAAACATCATCGGGTCGAAGTCATGATCAGCAAGCCATTCGCGAGCTTCGGCAGGGGTGAACCGATCAGCATCAAAACGAATAGCTTGCAGCTCGGAAGTGCCATCTTTGATCCCATAAATGGCATCTATACCAGCACCAAACTCATCATTAACGCGACGAATGCTCTCGTACTGATCAGGATCAGTTAAACGAGCGGCATGCTCATTTGGGTAAGGACGCCCTTCAACAATTGTTTCCATAGAACGCTCACGTGCTTTTTTGATGGCTTTGGCTTTCATGTTGCTCCACGATTGACCAGAATCGCCGCCCCATGCCGCCCATGCTACGCGACCTGGGGAAGGATAGTCATCCCCATCAGGACGGAAGCCTTTGCCTTTCTTGTCAACTTCATGGCGTGCAAACCATGCAGACATCGTGATTACCGTGTCAGGACTCAATTCATCGCCAGACAAAATTTGACCAGCACGTGTGGCAGCAACCTCGGTGCCACCAGGGCGTCCTTCTTTTTTCCACTCGCGATAACGACGAGCTTCAGCCTTCATGCCTTCCGTAGGCATCAGATCAATTGTTTTCTCACCGACTTTGGCCATTAGTCGATGTCCTCAAGTTCAGGTTCTTCTTCAAGTTCTACCGGATTTTCGGTTTCAGGAATAGGAACAGGTTGAGACACGCCGTTGTTGGACACCTGCGATGGATCAGTATCAAGCACAATGCCAAGCTCATCAGCCACAGCGAGTTCATGCTGGCGTTGACGCATCTGATCCTCAAAATCACCGCCATGCAATGCGATGACCTGTGAAAGAGTCATGATGCCGCTACGAATCAACTCTTTGTATGCCGCCGCTTCTTTCTGCGGATCAACAAACTGAGCAGCAGGTGCGATCCATTTAGCCTCTTCGTAACGCTCTGGATTGCTGTCATAGTTCGGCAGATCCAGAACACCAGCCATCACCGCCATTTCAAGCCATTTCTCGTAGACCTCTTCGCATAGCGATTCAATCAAATACTGCTGCAGGGTCTTGTAATGCGTCCGCGTCTCTAGCAGCTCAAGACGCGAAGAGCTGTAATTGCTTTGCGAGAAATCAGAAGACACCTGCGTGTAACTACAACCAATCCCAGCAGCCACAGCACGGAGCATTTGCTGCACGAAAGGAGTAAACGCATCATCGGGGCGGTTGGGTGAGAAGAATTGCATTTCTTCACCGGGTGCCAGTCGCCGAATGCTGCCTGGTGAAAAGTCGAGGACAGATTCCTGATCAAAGGTTCCATCTTCAAACAGCTCCTGATCAGGCGTTTTGACGAACGCCATCATGCTGCTGCTTGCACGAGCGGCGACAATCTCTGCTTCTTCATATCCAGACAGATTGCGCAAACGCATGATTGCCGTAGCAAATGCGCTAACACCACGGGTCTGGCCGGGGCGTTCGATTGAGTAGAGATGAATAACATCTTCAGCCGGAATGCGAATCCGCTTACGGGCAAGCTTTTGCGCGTAGCTGAATTGATAATCGCCAGGGTGATAATCAAAGAAGTGATAGGCAACAGGACGCCCCCATTTGTCAATCTCCACCCCCATCCGAATCTCGTTGCCGTTCTTTGCGATGTCGTTGTAGTCATCGTCAAGCAAGTCAGATTCAATGATTTCCAAGCCAAGCGGCACTTTGCTGCCACCAAAAGGCTGCTTAACCAGGCGAACAAACACCTCGCCTGATTCCAACATTGACGTAATACAAAGGCGCTGGATGTCGTACCAGCTCAACTTGCCGCCGCAATGGCAACGCTTGGCAGAAGTCCAACAATCAAACTCTTCCTCAATACGCCGATTCATCTCATCGGCCAAACGCCCACCACGCTGCATGCGCACCTGAGCTTGCATCCTGATGCCGGTGCCGACCACATTGTTACGAACAGCACGCAGG